ACCTCCGGAACTCTTTCCGGTTGGCGAACCATTAGCCCGTCAATGCTGGCCAGTGCTCCCTTAAATCCAGCAGCCCAACCCGCTTCATAAGCCAGTTCCCGGCTGCCGGACGAGATTAGTTTCTCCATCTGGTGCAAATGCAAACTCAGAAGAGAACTATTTAATTTGCGGCCCGTCTCCGAGCTGAAGAATAGCCGTAACGCTTCAGTATCTCCATCAACCCAATCCGCTGGGCTGGGGTATCCGTTGATCCGTCTGAACGCTCTGAGCGTTCGCCATATCTGCATTAGTTTCCGCATCGGTTTGCTGTTCGTTTGCCGCTTGAGCTGCTTGCTCAAAAAAGTCGTTCAAATCCTTCTCGATCTGCCGCGCTGCCTTGGGATCCCTCTCCTTCAACTGCGTAACGTGCTCGGCCAAGTGCTGCTGTAACATCTGCCCCTCCAACGGTTGCGGTGCTGCCCCTTCATCGGCTCGCATCTGGATGTACTTCATCACTGTCTCGATATGCACCAGATCATCGTCCGACTTCTTCACCACAGCCGGGAAACCGAGCCGCAAGATAGTAATCTCATCGGCTTGATCCTCCGCTTGTGTTGAGGCCGATATGTTGGGGTCTTGAAAGAGTCGCTTAACCAGAGTGGCATCGTCAGCCTCCAGCACACTCTTGCGTAGCTGTGCTTGATTGATAAATGCGTCTCCGTTGAACATCTCCAGCCGCATCATTGCCTTCTGGAAAAGGTACTGCTTGTTGACTCCATCAGCAGAGCCGGTTGGCATAATTGCGTAGTTCTGACTGAGAGCCTCTTGGGGAACTTGCTGGGCTGTGTCCAGATACCAGTAGTTTAGATCTGTCTTGTCGTACTGCTGAAGGAGGCTCCAGCTCATCCGGTACAGCTTGCCCAGACCAATCCGGAAGATTCTCATACGCAGATCTGTGCTCTGCTCGTAAAGGCTGCTGACGGCTTGCACTTCTGTTGCCGTTCTGCGCTCCGGAAATGCGAGAGTCTGGCTCAACCCAAAGTCCGGCGTGCTGATCCGTTGCTGGGCCACCTCCCGCATCAAATTCATCTGGGTATCGAAGCTGATTGGGGGGGCTTGCTGGGGAACCGGCTGAATGTCATAGGGCAATATCTGGCCCGGAGTAATCCTCAAGTTGCCGGCATTGGGGATCTCTCTGGCCGTCCTATACAAAGGCCGATTGTAGAGAGTCATACAATCGTTCTTTTCATTAAGAAGCTTGCACAGCTCAGACTCAAAAATAGCCACTTGCTCCACCACTCCCCGGCTGGAGTAATAGCCGGGATCCTTCACCTCGTACGGAAAAGCTACAAAGGGGGGTTTGCCGTGATTGTAGGGGATTTTCATTGCCGGCCTCAGTTCCAGATCCGGCTGGCTCGGGCTGAATGTGCAGATCCTCCACTCGCCACTTTCCTCGCAGCGATAATAAACCTCCCAAACGATGATCTTTCCCTTGCTGTCGAAGGTTAAACCTTCCCGCTCATACTTGATCTCCTTGGTTTCCAGATCGCCGGTATCCTCGTCCAGTGTGCCAACTATCTGCTCCAGCACTTCCGGATCTTGGTTTAGCGTCTTGTTTCGCCGGTAAGCCTCCACTGAGTAGGTACTGATCTGGCAGATCCGGTCCGCCGATTCCAGATCTCTGGTGTAAGGCGGAACAACCAGGTGCTGGGGATCCACAGCGAAATACTCCAACCTAGCTCTGGAGTGGCTCCAGATCACCTTGAGGATTCCCGTGCCGCTAACCAGCGTGCTGTCTATAGCACTGAGCACCTCAGTCTCCAGATTGCTCTTCTGCTTTACGCGATGATCAAACCACTGTGCCGCCGCGCTGGTGAGCTCGGCCACTTGGGGGTTGCTCGGGATGAAGCTGGCAATCAGATCTGTGGCAAAGAGCTGCTGAAAGTAATGAGGTTTGAGTTTCTCAATGATTGAGTCGCTCAGAGGATAATGTGCGTCTGAGGCTGTTGGCCACGGCTTGCTCTTTCTCCGGAGCCCGTGATGGCGCATTTCGTAAAACATCCTCTGGCGCGTATCCCAGAGGCTCCGATCCGCCAGATCTTGAAGTACAGCGGCACTTAGCTTTTCTCTGTGCATTTTAACTTAGAAAACTCTCCTCGTCATCATCCTCATCGTCCTCCTCCTCTTCAGCAAGAGCGTCCAGCCCCTCCAGAGCAATGTAGTTGGCGTGCATATACAGCATTCCAACAATCGCCGGGAGGTTCATATCGAACTCCCCCCGGTATCGCTTTATCAGAGCCTCCAGATCCGAGCCAAAAGCATCGGTCTGCTCTTGTAAGGACATATAGGACACGACTATAGGCCGCAAAAAAACCGCCTCCCCCGGAGGAGAGACGGCTCACAGATATGATGCAACTGTCTTGGGGAACTATTTAAGCACCCGCAACAGCAGCAGTTGAAGAGGCTGCCCGGAAGGCTGGAGCAATGCAACAGTGCTCCGCCACTATCGGCTCCACTTGGGCCTCAAGATCGTCCAGCGTGCCGTTGTTGCTCAGCCGGTAATCAAAGCCCCGGAAGCTGTCCAGCTCGTTCTCGGAGCTGTGAACATCATTGAGGCCGGTGTCCCGGTCTACCCGGAGCATTATGCCTCCCACCGCCTTCACAAGATCCGCCTCGTTTGGAAACCTCACATCAGTAATCACCAACACTCCGCCGCCGGATCTGTATCGCTTCAGCTTGTTCCGCATCTTGTCCAGCCAATAGCTCTCACCGTTGTATCGGCGGCGGAAGTCTGCCCCCCACCACTGCAATATCGGCCTAAAATGCTCCTTGTTCTCCTCGATGTGTTCCAGATCCATCCCGGTAATGCCGGCAACCTCCTCCTTTATCTGATCACCAAAGGCAGCTCTCTCCGCATAGATCCCCGCTATCTTTCTAATTACCCTAAAAACCGTATCCTTCCCGCTCCTTTTCTTGCCAGAGACTCCAATGATCACTTGCTGCCCCCCTTCTCCAGCTCGTACTCCAGATCAACAATCACGTTCAAAGTGTCCTCAACAAACTGCCGCCCTTCTGGGCTGCTCTGTACCGCATCCTTAAAGCCCTTCCGATTTTCCTCCACCAGTGTCTTGGTGTTGTCCAGCTTCATCGGGGTCTTGCATCCAAGCATCAAGACGCTTGCGCTTAGAAGTACGGCGATCCACAGCCTCCTTCTCCAGTTTTGTTTTTTCGACATTTTTCGCATAACCAAAAGCTGCTTTCAGTATCTCCAATACCGTTCTAATTATTCCAATCATTCCAAGCTGATCCCCATCTGGTTTCGGATATTATTCTCTCCCGAAAGCTCTGCCAAGCCTTCGCCAAATATATCCGCTAATGTTGCCGATCTGGGAGTGTCATCCCTTAAATGTCTTGAGCTATAGCTCGCCGCCATAACAAACGCATCAGCTCTGTCCGGGCTGCTGAAACCTCTCGCCCTACACTCCGCCTTGCTCTCCAAATTCAACTTGCCGGTCTTTGTCGTTGTCACTCTTCTGTTGGTCAATTGTGCGTGCAAAATCTCATCATCCGGCACAATCAGATCCGCCTTCTCAATCTGTCTCGCAGCAGTAAACCACATCTCTGCTGAACGGTTGGCAAACCGATCCGGTTCGTGTGCTCTGCTTCCCAGATTGATCTTGTGAGTTGGCCAGCCCATTTCCTCCAACTGCTGGGCCATCGGCAAGCCCAAGCCGCCGGCATCACAGAAAATCTGCTGAGGCTTCAAGCCGGCTCTTTCAAACTCCAGTGCAAAACGGCCACAAGCCGCCATAGTGTTCTTATCTCTCCAGCTCAATAGCTTGGTGATCCGGTTGCCTTCCCTTATGCAAAGCACGTTCTCATCACTGCCGGCTGCAAAGTCACAAGCCGCCACCACTTCACCCTTCTCTTTCCGGGGGGGATTCTCCAGACAGTGCATCAAGCTCTCCCAAGGGATCACCACGCTCTCCCCGCTCTCCTCCATAAACTCAGCCCGTATCATCGAGGCAATCAACGGATGACTAGCCCCCCACTTGTCTATCTGATTCTCGATCCACTCCTCCTCGATGTGATCGCAATCGTAAGCTGTAACAGTGTGTAGCTCCCAGTGGTCTTGCTCTTTGCTGAAGCACTTGTAGAACTGCCCTTTACAGCCGCCGGGGGA